AATATATCCGAGGCTCCTATAGTGTAGTTGGTAAACACTGTGGACTTTGAATCCACCACCCGTGGTTCGAATCCACGTGGGAGCTACCACCCCCTCTTAGCTCAGTTGGTAGAGCAGTGGACTGTAGTTCCATTTGTCATTCGTTCGATTCGGATAGAGGGGACCCATTCTCCCATAGCTCAGTTGGTTAGAGCGTGCGACTGTTAATCGCGAGGTCATCGGTTCGAACCCGATTGGGAGAGTTTTTAGATGGTGTTTTCCACCATGTAAAAAATGTAAGTACATTATAAAACAAAATGATCGCTGTCATCGTTATGATTTTCTGTATGGTCTTCATCGCGGTAGGGGCCTACCTCTTCTTGAACCGTCCCCAGGAGGGTGACGACTGTGAGGGTAAAGACGAAAATGGTAACTATGTGATTGATGACGAGGGGAAGTGTGTCCTCGATGACTGTCTCTCAGGCTACTACAAGTCTGGGAAAGAATGTCTCGTCGATCAGTCGGGTGAGGATTGTGTACCTGAAGGTACCCCAGATCCCATGGGGATCTACCTCACTGACCAGATGGGTGGTTGTGAACTCAGTAGCTGTGAATCTCCTTATGTTATTTCGGGTGATGTGTGTGATTTGAAGACGGTCAGTGCACGATATGTCAGGGTACAGAGACCATCCGCTAATTATCCAGGAAACATTATTAACCTGGGAGAAATTGAGGTGTTAGATAAGAGTGGTACGAACGTTGCCCAGGGTAAACCTGTTACGGGTGGACCCGGTGTTCATGGTGCTGGACCTCTCGCCAATTTAACTGACGGTAATCGTGGTAATTTTGCACACACTTCAGGTGATGGTGCATCCTTTATGGAAATCGATTTGGGTGTTGAAAAGGACATTACGAAGATTATCGTAGTGAATAGATCCGGCTGTTGCAAGGACCGTCTTGAAGGTGCTGAGGTTATACTCAAGGATTCGAGTGGTGAGGTTGTGCAAACGTTACCACTTGAAAATGAAAATGTGAATATAATGACTTACGATTTCACTGCGAATAATCCAGCTTGGGAATACACCGATGAATAAAATAACTTAAAATAGAACTCACAAAATTTGTTAAGATGTCGACTCTTACCAAGTTCTTGTTTGCACCCCTCGTATCGGCTTCACGAAAGAAGCGACCCGCGCGTTCTTCTGCCTTGGATGCCCCACCACCACCTGTGGATGATACGAAGTATTGGGAGTTTGGGAAGTATTCATGGAAAGCGACGGTCGAAGCTCTCGACAAGGATGGTATTGTCGACAGAACGTTCATCGGATACAGTCAGAGACTGGATATAACAACAAGAACTGAAATTGTATGCGACCGTCACAAACAACCTGGAACCACATGTGGTGAAGCACAGATGGTGATGAAGGGTGGTGAGTGTGATGAAGTTATTTTTATGAAACCAAAGTCAGGTGTATTGATTAATCTGACTCGCTAACGTTTACTGGAGGTGCTTCAAGTATCTCAAGTTCATAGACACCTTCTTGAACTTGAGATGGCTTCACGTACGCTATACGACAATCTTTGGTACGAAGGACTGCGTTTCCACTGGGTGTTGGAACAGCGATTGGTTTACAGAGGAGGGCGAACATTATTTTAATGTCAGGAAAAAGTAACAGATGAATCACTGCCTCGTATTCGGAGCCAGGGGGCATCTGGCCAGAACCCGTATCATTCCAGCTCTCAAGAAATTGGATTGCCCTCACACTCCCATTTCTAGACAGCAGGTTACAAACCTGGAACACCTCAGAGATGTTCCCAACGTCGTGGCGTACATGTCCATCCCTACACACAACTTCTGTGAAAACGTGGAACCCTACCTGGGTCTCGTCGATGCGACCTATATCCTTGAGAAACCCCATGGTCACTCCAAATATGACTTTGAGAGAATCAAAGACTTCATTGATGAGAACAATCTTAAGGTGGTGTACAATGATCACTATCTCGGTAAGGATATATTACGGCATATACGAACACCTGCAAAACTCGAGTCCATCAAAATAAAGCTACACGAGAGTGGTGACATGAACGAGAGGATTAATTACTTTGATACTGTGGGTATAGTGGGGGACATGTATCAAAGTCATTGTGTCCTGTTGTTCGCGACAATCATCGCGAAACATACGTGCAGAAATCGCGAAGAAATCTTAAAAGAATTAGCGGCATCACCACCAGAAATAATGCAAATTGCGAGAAACTTGGAATACAAAGGTACAGCACCTACGGAATGTAAAATTAGAATGACATACAAGGGTATTGAATTAGAAGCGGACTTAGCCAAGATGGTTCCGGGAGACAAATACATTCTCGTAAATGATAATGATAAATGGGATCTTGATATGGGTGGCTGTGCATACGAAAGTGTACTCAGGGAAATCAAAAATGGAAACAGAAAGATGTTCCTAAAAGAGAAGGAAGTTGAGTATCTTTGGGATCACGCCTCCATCATCTCATGCTGACCGAAGTAGTTACGCTGCGCCATGATAAACTTCATGGATGTAGATGTCTGATGGGTAAAGTCATACTGGGTGAGAGCAGCCTGAATAGCTGGGCAGGGGATGCCAGCCGCGGTGCAGTACATCATCATGACCCGTGCGTTCTCGGCAGTCTCTTCGATGATGGTACGATAGTCTCCACCAATCATTGGACACTCGATGATGGTACCTGAAGACCAGGCCTGCTTGATGCTCTCGTCACCAACGTGTCGAGTAGCCATGAGGTCATACCCCTCGAGTAGGGATGTCGCAAACACGAAACGAAGTGCATCCACCGCGACCGTAAAGTCGATGGCACAGTTTCTGTGGTCGGCGGTGTTGACTGCCTTAATATGACGGCTCGTAAACCTCGAGTTCACTGCAGAGTTAATCGTAGGAGTGGGAATGCCATACTCAAGACCAATCTGGGAACACCACAAACCCGTGTTATTCATGTGTCCGATATCAGCAATCTTCTTAAAATCGTATTCATGAAGTACATCCATAGCCGACTTGGTGAGGTAGCCATAAATGTCAGTGTTTTCAAGCCTCTTGAGAACCTGATCCATGTAGTATTCATCCTGGTTGCAGTAGGCATACACATCAGCGATACCTTGGAGCATACCATACTCCACACCGTTGTGTACCATCTTGGTAAAGTGTCCAACACCATAGTCTTCACCCATGTATGCGTAACTCTTAGCGAAAGACTTGAAGAGGTCTTCATGTTTCTCAAACGTCTTCAAGGGTCCGCCAATCATGAGTGCGGGACCTAGACGAGCACCCTCAGCACCACCGGAAAGACCTGTACCGAGATACCCGATACCCTTGGATTGACAGAACGCACCCCGATTCCTCGAGGTTCGATAAAATTCGTTCGAACAATCCACGATAGTGTCACCCTTCGTCATCACGGAGCTCAGTTTCTTCATCATAGCATCCGTCGTCTCACCATGTGGGAGAGCTGTGATGATCGTACGAGGCTCCTTCATATCAGAGACCATCTCTTCAACATTTTCGTAACCCTTCACGTGAGAAGACTTCTTAACGATCGCCTTCACCTTTTCGGGTGAACGGTTGCACACATTAAGTTCGTGAGATTTCTGGATGTTTAGGGCGAGGTTGCCACCAATGGAGCCGAGACCAATGAGACCGAGAGACATTATACCTTTAGTGTGTCCCACCCTTTTATACTGATTTCACTCTCTTCACACCATGGGTACACCTCCTCACCTATGAAGTTTAGAGCATCTGTACCCGCTTCGATACACTGGTCACATATTCCCTTATTGTCATCGACGATGAGACCGATATTGAGGGCACGACAGATGTCAGACTTTTTCACTTCGTGGGGAGTGTAACTATTTGTGAGAATTACGTCATCAAAAATATTCGGAAAGAATGTATCAATCCAGTCTTCAGTCTCCTCCCTCACCGTGTCTTGGCGCCCAGTGACGATGTACATTTTATCGGTACATCGTCGGAGTTTGTACATGGCTCTCTGCGCTCCTCTCATGGGTGTGAGTTGGATAAAAGCTTGGGACTTGTAAAATTCTTGAACCATCTTTTGAGATTCTTCTTCTGTGATGTCAAAAATATCCCGATAGACATAGCTGTACCTGGTTTTGGAAATTGATTTGTTATGATATTTTGCCATGGGACGAAGAAACGGGACAAGAACTTCATCGATGTCGATTGCTACTCTATTCATATGGTTTAGTATTACTCGTAATCTCTAACTACTACACCAACGGGAAAACGGGGAACACCAAGAGCTGTTAAGTTTTGAAAACGCACAGTCAGTTGCTTTCCTATGTACTTGTCTTTATCCACCAGGAGCTGTTTCCGAAATTTGAGAGTCCCTTCAGGTTTCGCGGAGAAGTGATGTTCTCCCACCTTACATATCCAAATCGCTGTACCTTTTTCACGCCCCGTACCCTCCTTGACATCCACGATGGGGTACTCATCGGTTTGAAACTCTTTGTGTTTGAGGAGGTAATTACTTCTCTTTCCAATTTCGTAAATGCTCGAAGCGTCTCGTATCATGACACCCTCATGTCCCTGTTGCACAAACATGTCATGATACTTCTTAACACCCTCTTTGGAATTCACAAGAAATGTATCAATCGTGATTCGCCCCTTCCGTTCTTCAAATGTTAGGTTCGGTCGATTCAAATCAAAGTAATCAAACACATGAAACTCCAAATCTTCGGGGTTCATCTTGAACATACTTGTAATTTCTTCAAATGTCTTGTTCGGTGCGTAACACTCTCCATCCAGGTACTCTCCATCCTTAAGATCCTTCGCAAGATGTTCAACACCCATAACAGGCTTTCCAGTTCGAGAAAAACATCCCTTATTAGACACAAGGAGACGAACTCCATCGAGTTTAGGTTGAACATAAAAGGGTTCAGAGATGTACTTCTGACGATCCTCCCATTTATTCGCCAGCATGGGGAGAATTTCAGTACATTTAGTTCGTTCATTGTTCCACATAGTTTGTGCGCGAGCGAGTGCCTTTTCGTACCCAGTCTTGACATTCGTTCGAGACACAGTCACCTTATCACTCCCGACGACACCACACACTTTCACGATATCAGCAGTTCCATCCTTTAAGTGCTCGACATGAATATCTGTGAACCGTTCGCGACCATTTTTATCCTTCTTTATAAGGCGTTCCATTATGTGAATAATTAAATTCTCAACTTTAAATAGATGTCTGGAATTCCAGTTGTGAATTACGGCAGAATGGAACGACTTAGGCCACCAGAAAGTACACCTGTACCTCTGAATTTGAATACATTTTGTATCGTTTTCATAGTCGTGTGTTTGTTGGCGTTGTATAAGCGATCAGTGACGATTACTCAACAGCGTCAACGATTTTATACTTGAGACACCTGTCCGGTGACAAGTACAAATCCTTCTTCATGAGTTTTTTAAATTTTTTTTCAGGAATTCTCGTTTTTGTGAGATACATCTTCTTGAGCATCTTCATAAATTTTTCAGTAGATTTCAATTCATTCTTGAGTTCTTGAAAGTTTCCCCAAAACTCTGTAGAAATTTGGTGTATCAGAACGTAGGCATTCCTTCCCATGCGACGTTCTGAGCCACCCAATAGGATAAAAGTTGCAGCACTACAACATGATCCCTGTGCGATGGTAACGACCCGAACCCTAGAACGCTCGAGAACGTTCATGATATTGAGACCGGAGAAGATGTCTCCACCTTCGCTCATCACATGAACACGAATTTGTGGTTCATACCCAACGAGCTCCGCCTTCTTCTTGAGAAGCTCCATCTCCAATTTCTTAAATTTTTCCACAAACTCGAGAGCACTTTCACGATCAACGCTTCCATAGAAGAGAATTTCATTACCAATCACCTTGACACATTCCTCAGTTTCATTCTCTTCCTCGTTCGTAGGCATGCTTGAGTGCCTTCTTTACTCTTGTAACGTCCCTCGATTTTAAGCCATTTCCAACAGCGAGATGATTGATGACATCAAAATCTTGTGGAGTGATTTTATAGTTTAGCATAGGTTCCAAGTCTCCATTTTCAGCATATTTTTTTAATAGTCCCAATTCCTCTATACCCAGACCTAACCGCGACTTTTTCTTAATCTCTTCATACTTTTGTTTACGCATCTTATAGTTTCCAAACTTCGTCCAACAACTTCCAGCTCTAATCTTATCCCTATCGAGTGGTTCACCTAGTGAACTCTTGGGAATTGTGAGAGCGTGTAAAACAAAGTACGGCATGAGGTTCCATTCACCATGTGCGTACATAAAATTGTCGTACATGTCAGCATCAGAAAAGGATCGAGATACTCTGATGATATCCACACCTTCCGAGTTTAAGTAATTCTCCTGAAATACATCCCACATGTGACCATGTTCAGCGACACTATCTCGTATCTGAATTGGTCGAGGGTCAGACAAAACATCAGCGATAAACTCTTTGGGACTTTTAAAATCGTCCATTTCGTCGTAACCCTCGAGGTATGTGAAGAAGTTGCGAATGTTTCCATTTGATCTCACAGCTGCACTTTCCACCCGAGGTCCACGTTCATCCGTCAAAGTCATGAGAACATCGGGTTTATGTTTAGGAATGAAAACTGTCTCAAACTTTGGATACATACACATGTTTGTTGTCGTGACGAGAAGAGATCCACGAGACACACGATCACCATCAGATACACGTTCGATGATTGGTTTGAAGATGGGATCATAGTCTTCTATGAAGACATGTTTCGTAGATGGTCGTATGAACGGTAAGAATAAGGATTTACTTTTCAGATGTTCACTCTGTAACTCCACATGACTGAGTCCATGGAGGGCAGCTTGTAACACATAGGACTTCCCGACACCAGTAGCACCACATATGAAGACATTCTTCCCTTCTCGTATATAACGTCGAATGAGTTCGATTTGTTTCGTGTGAATTGTCGTCACAACGGGATCTTTTTTTTGCTCGACTACTTTAATGAAAGAATCCATCGACGATCTTACTAATCAGGCCATAGATTTGGTGCTTGAGAATGACGCACTTCATAAACGTATCGTAGAACCTTTAAAATGGAAAATTTTACCATACGTTGCGTGTAGTGTCGTTACCAACGCCATCATGTTTATTCTTTTGGTGTACCTTGCTCGACGTCTGTCTCTTCTTCCTCTTCCTCTTCTTCTTCCTCTTCCTCTTCATCAGGACTAAACATCTCTCCGACACTTTCGAATGGAGTATCTTTTGTGATTGCTCGTATGGGTTCCACTGTCTTTGGTAATTTTATACCAGGTATTGGACGTACATCCAAAATCTCTGGCTTAGTAAAGACACCATCGAAGGGATACTCCTTTTCAAAGTTTATTAGAATATCTTTGGGAATAGGTGGAGATTGTTCTATGAGACGATCATATTCAGCTTTACATTCTTCAACAAACTTGAGACCTTCCTTTTTCCGCTCTTCACGTGGAAGAGATAACTGGAGCCGAATATTCCTAGAAAGACTTCCATGTGTGAGTGCAGCTGTTCTATGATTTTCCATGAGTTCGTTAATCTTGAGGAACTGCATGATCGTAGCGATGAGACCTGCTATCAGGTTCATACCACCAATGATCGCAGGAACTGTACCTCTCATACTCGCAGGAAAAGATGACTGTGCAAAGTTCGCTGTACCAGTGATTGTAGAAAGTACAATTACAGGTAAATTAAAACGCATACTCAATTTCTTATAAAGTAGAAACGACCGATGGTGCATGTATCTGTAGCAAGCGGCCGCCTCACCCCACTGTCTCAAGACAGACTCGTGGTGTTCGTTCCACATTTCTTTCATATTAATTTCTTCAGTCATCTTATAATAGATGAACATAATATTCTTCATTCATCTTGCTTTTCTTTTCTGGATCCTCATCATACCTTTTACGAATAACAGAAGAAATCTAGAGTTTTACTCTATGGTAATTCCATTCATCTTTTACCACTGGTCTGTAAATGACGATACGTGTGCTCTCACGCAGGCGGAGATGTACGTCACTGGCAGAGACAAAGAAAAGACTTTTATGGGTCGTGTCGTGGGACCTATATATAAGATGGAAGAGAATGAGCTAAACAAACTGACAAAGACATTATTTTTCGCATTGTGGGCATTCGTTCAGTACCGCCTTGGGTATTTTGACGCATTCACAAAGGATCTGAACAAATTAATTAAAGGTAACACACTCAAGTAATATATAATGGAAGCTGAAGTTGCTCGTCTGAATGCGATCAAGGAGGTGTGTAAGAAATCGTATGCCTCCAATCTTGAGTATCTTGAAGAACGTCTCGCACGTGTGAATATTCAACTTGAAAGGACGACATCTGTGTTGAAACGAGACATTCTTACGAAACAAAAGGAACATTATGAGAACCAACTCACAATCCTCGATGAGAATGTTGAAAATGCGATCAAGGAAGTTGATACTAACATTGAAAAACTTGAAAAAAATATGAAAGAAAAGACGGAATCATTCGATTACAATATCGAAAAACTACAGGAGTGTATCAAGCGTCGAAACACGAGTGATATTTTCGATATGTTTGAGAATGTGACGAATGCTCTCATTATTTTGGCGCGGGAGATTTCCGAATGAATTCCATCGCAGTCTTAAGGAATTCGCGGTCGCGTTTAACTTTGGGATCAGCAGAAATGACGATATAAGTCAATTTGTTTGGGAGTTTGGGTCTGTTCCCCTTTGGTTTGGGGGTCACCTTGAGTTTCTTCTTGGCGTTTTGAAAATTTAAAAGTGTCGAAGAAGTGAACCATCGTCCTAAAGTTGTGGTACACAATCATACAGAGGGCATCGGCGATGTCATGTTTTCTCTCGTAGGGTATTTCATCTTCGATGTATTTTTCCGCGATGGATACAGTTCTCTCCTTTCTCTGGTCATAGTTTAAATGCCTCATACCAAAATGTGTATGCATGCTCACGGGTGAAATTAAAGAAACCTTATCCTTGAACATGTAATGTAGTAGAATTTCAACATTTGTAAAACCCCCTGGAGGTTGTCTCTCGATGAGTATTTTTTCAGCGCTGTCGAACAGTTCTTTATGGTCTTCGACAAATAAAGGAACTAGATCCACGATATCATTCGAATATATATATTTATAATCACTCAGACTAACTTTCTTCACATATTCAACTCTGATTTTTGGACCCGCGTCAGAATCAGCCAAAACGATACCCA